ACGTGGGACCCGACCCGCTACGAAAACTATCCGACCCCTTGGCGAGACACCAGCGGCAACGGCACCTACGGCTACCCCATCGCGTCCAGCGACGGCACGAAGCTGCGCGTCCACCTGCACACGGCTGCCGGCATCCGCAAGGTCATGTCGTTTGGCCCGAAGTTCACGGTGGCGGGGCTGCCCGAGCGGTACGTCAACTCGGCCCGCATCGAGTTCCGCCTCCGGGCCGACGTGATGCGCGGTTACAAGATGGCGCCCCTCCTGTGGCCGCTGTCCGAGGTCTGGCCGCGCGATGGTGAGATCGACTTCCCGGAGGGCGACTTCACGGGCGGCACGGTCACCGCGTTCATGCACCGCCAAGGTGGGACGTGGGGCGGCGATCAGGACGCCTACACGACCACGGCCAAGCACACCGATTGGCACACCTACCGAATCGAGTGGATCGACGGCGTGTCCTGTGAGTTCTTCGTGGACGGCGTGAGCATCGGGCGCTCCACGAGCCGCGTCCCCAATACCCCGATGCGCTGGCAGTTTCAGCTGGAAACGAGCCTGAGTGGCATCACCCCCGACCCCGCGACGCAAGGCTATGTCGAGATCGACTGGCTGCGCGTGAGCGTGCCGTCGTGACGCATCGCTTCGTGCAGGGCATCGACTACGGCCCGCGACGCGGTACGCTCGGCTTCGCGATCCACATGGCCGAGGGTGGCGACGGCACGTTGCCATACCTCGCGAGGCGATCCGGCGAGACTGACCTCGCATGGCGCTCCCGGATCCGCGGGGTGTCGGCCAACTTCGTCATCCTCAGTACCGGTGAGGTAGTCCAGATGGTCGGCTGGGACCGCGCCTCGGGGAGCATGAACCCCTCTGACCGCGGCGGCACGACCGGCTTCTACCAGACGAAGCACATCCGGGCCGTGCTCGGCTCGCACTACGGCGACCCAAACGCCTACAGCCTGTCGGTGGAAGTGACGGGCTACCGGGCCGCTGGCCCGAACCGCGCCCAGGTCAACGCTCTGGTTGCGCTCGTGGCCGAGAGTCGCGACCGCTTCCCCGGCATGGTCGGAGCCTACGGCCACGCCGACCAGACCGACACCAAGGGCTGCCCCGGTACCGCCCCGTTGATGCTGGAAGCGTGGTCGCGCATCGGTCACGGCAAGTTCGACCCACAGGAGGACATCGTGAAGGTCTACAGCTCGCCGGGATCGGTGTCGGCCGTGTGGCCCGCCGGTACCGCCATCTACCCCGACCCGACCGGAGCGGCGACCGGCAAGACGACGGTCACGCGGCGCTTCCTGATCGTGGGACAGGACGCCCCCATCCCGACCCGCTACCTCGTGGATGGTGGCGCGAGCAACCCATCGGGCCTCATGGCATGGCTGGCCGCCGCGGGAATGGGCGGGACGCGTGACGAGACGTACAACGCGGGCGTCGCTGCCGCCGCGCAGCGAGCATCCGGCGCGAAGCGAGATGACTGACATGGACACCAGAACGTATTCCCCCCCTGCCGTGCAATCGCTCACCATCACAAGCATGGGCCCTGTCCTGGCCGACGAGCCGACGATCCTGGACACACCCGACGATCCCGGCGAGGACGACACGTCCCCGGCCCCAGAGCCCGAGCCTGCCGCAGAGCCGGCCGACGAAGACGTAGGAGAGTAGATGCTCGACTTCATCCGCGGTCTGCTCCAGCGTGAGCCCGCCCGCTTCGTGGCATATGGGGCCGCCGCTGCCGTGTGGGCCGTCACCCGTCTGGGAACGCAACTCAGCATCGAAGTGCCAGACGAGATCACCCTTGCCGTCGCAACCCTCGTGACGTTCGCGCTCACCGAGATCATCCGCCGACTCGTCTACTCCCCGGCTGCCGTAGCCGTGATCGTGGCCCAGACGCCACCCGGTGGACAGGCTGCCGTGGCAGCGGCGATCGAAGACGGCGCACCCCCGGCGGTCAAGCCCGAGGACCTGCCGGGTGCGGGATGAGCCGCCTGCGCTACCGACTCGCGCGTCGGCTGGTCGGGCGTTTCGTGACCGTCCCGGAGCCGGGTGAGCATCCGATCGTGGTCCTCGTATTCCCCCGGAGCGCCACAGAATACGAGGCATCCGTCGTGATGCAGCCGAAAGCGTTTCGGATGAAGTCGCAAATCACGCTAGCGAGCTTCGCCAACTCGGAGACGTTGACCCTCACGCCGAGCCGTACCCGCACGACGTTCGTCGGCGTAGTCGAGCGATGAACGAGTACATCCGGGTCTCCGGTCGCTCGCTGTCCTGGCACGTCGTGAGGGAGTGGACACGCAAGCCCGGCGTCGCCCTCACCTTGTGCGGTCGCCGTGCGACGGGCGCCACGGCCGCTGACTTCGGCGATGACAAGACGTGCGAGCTTTGCTATCGGGCCAAGGCACGGGAGGTTCCGGCATGAGCGTCGAGCTGTTCTTCTTCGTCGTCGTCGCCGTCATGGTCGGCATGTTCATCATGGGCCGGCTGCGCTAGTGACCACCTACCGCGGACCTAGCGAGGCGCAGAGCAACGCCGAAGCCCTGTTCCGCCGTGACACCCCGTACAGCGGTGCCTCGGGTGTCAGCTTCCGTGTCCAGTGGGACTTCCATCGGCGTGAACCTGAGAACCTGCGCGACGCCGTTAGGGCCGTTCGCCGCGCCTACCAGGACGAAGTACCGACCAAGCTCCACGAGGGATACGACAGCATCGGCGAGAGCGGCACGCCTAAGATGACCGCCAAGGCCGAGGGTTACTTGTTCGGCAACGCCCAGGCCAGCGACGCCAAGCGCAACCCCGAGACAGGCGAGTCGGACGCCGTGAGCTACTACCACGCGCCGTTTCGGGCGCAGCTCGACCGCATGGCCCACGGCAACGAGACGGATCGCAAGATAGCGGCCATCGTCCAGCGCGTCACCATCGGTTCACAGGGGCCGAAGGAGGCGTGCATCAGCGAGGGCATCCCGTCATGGGCGGTCGGTCTGGTCGCGTTCCCGGTCCTCGCCGCGTTTCTGCGCCAGCTATCGGACCTCAAGGTCAATCTCGCCAAGCGAGAAACGACATTGCCACAAGGTGCGAACGTAGCGTAGGATGATGCAGCGTACGCTCACCGGGGCCAGCCGGATGGCGCCTCGACACCACACGGTAGTTCGGCGACCCTAGATGCAGCGCCCCTGCCTATCCTGTGGCACCCCGACACCCCGTACCCGCTGCCCAGGCTGCGAGCGACAACGGGACGCACAACGCGGCAGCCGTCAGGCGCGGGGATACGACAGCCACCACGACGCAGCCCGCCGTGAGCTAGCCCGCGCGCTACCTATGCCATGCGGGTATGGGTGCGGTGCCGTGCTGGTGCCAGAGCGACCGTGGGTAGCGGCCCATCGCATCGACGGTGATCCGCGTGCTGGTTGGATCGCATCGTGCGTCTCGTGCAACCAGCGAGCGCGAGCGGCCTAGACACGTAGCGTACAATCCGCTCAATCCCGCACCGGGCACCGGATTCCCGGAGGCAATCGCCCAGCCACAGGGCCATCGGTAGGTTTGTCATGCCCGAACACCGCCGATACACCAAGCGCGAGAAGCTGGCGACGGTCATGGCCGCGGAGATGTCCGGGCTGACCGTGACGTCCGAGTCCACCGGCATCCCGAAGTCCACCGTGAAGTACTGGATGGACGATCCGGCCTTTGCACACGTCCGCACTAAGACCCGCGAAGACCTCCGGGAAGAGATCAGCACCGTCGCCCACCTCGCCTGGCAGCGCGTGGCCCGTGCCCTCGCCTCGGGTGAGATGGAACCCCGCGACGCCATCTTCGCTGCTGAGAAGGCGACCAGCTTGCAGCTACTCATGGCGGGCGAGGCCACAGCACGGAACGAGATCGTGAGCATCACCGATGGCCTTGACGACCACGAGAAGCGAGCCCTCAGTGATGCCATCCGGGATGAGCTTGCGCGACGTGCCGACGCACAAGCTGCTGTCCCTGCCGTGGGAGATACTGTCCCGGCCTGACCAGCGCGCACCCGAAGGCGACTGGCTGACGTGGCTTATCCTCGCCGGCCGTGGCTGGGGCAAGACGCGCACAGGAGCCGAGTGGGTCCACGCCAACGCCAAGCGCTACGGCCGCTGGGTAATCGCTGGCCGCACCTCCGCTGACCTGCGAGACATCATGATCGAAGGCGAGTCGGGTCTACTGCGGACCGCTCCCGCCGACAACCGACCGCTCTACCAATCGTCGCGCATGAGGTTGGCATGGCCCAATGGTGCCGTTGCTGTCTTACGTTCCGCCGACGAGCCAGAGGGCTTCCGCGGCCTCCAGGCCGAGGCTATCTGGGCGGACGAACTGGCCGCGTGGAAGTACCCGGACGCATGGGACCAGCTACAGCTAGGGCTACGTCTGGGACCACGGCCACGGCAGGTAGTCACGACGACGCCCAAGCCGACGCGCCTTGTCAGGGACTTGCTGAAGGCCAGCCAGACGGTAGCGACCCGCGGTAGCACGTATGACAACCGGGCCAACCTAGCCCCGGCGTTCTTTGCTCAGGTCATCACGAAGTACGAAGGCACCCGGATGGGTCGCCAGGAGCTGCACGCCGAGATACTGGACGATGTACCCGGCGCGCTCTGGACTCGCGATCTGATCCAGACGTTCATGCCACCGCGCATCGAACGCCACGGCATGGTGGAATACGACCTAGCCCGCGTGGTAGTCGCCATCGACCCTGCTGTGACCGCTGGCGAGGAGTCAGACGAGACAGGCATCGTGGTCGCTGGCATCGACGTGATGGGCCGGGGCCACGTCCTCGCCGATCGCTCGTGCCGTCTCTCCCCTGATGGCTGGGCACGGCGGGCCATCGAAGCCTACCGCGAGTTCGGAGCGGATCGCATCGTCGCCGAGGTCAACAATGGTGGCGACCTCGTGGAAGCCGTCCTGCGGGCCGTTGATACCAACATCCCCTACACCGCCGTACACGCCAGCCGGGGCAAGCGAGTCCGGGCTGAACCGGTAGCGGCGCTCTACGAACAGGGCCGCGTCACCCACGCCGACGAGTTCCCCGACCTCGAAGACCAGCTATGCAGCTACGCCCCCGAGTCCGGGGATAGCCCCGACCGCCTCGATGCGCTGGTCTGGGCCATCACCCATTTGATGCTCGGCTCCGGCACGACCGGCGAGTTCTCGCTAGTCGCCTAATCCCACGGGCGGGCACCCCGGCACCATCACGAACCGGAGTACCACCCCGTGCCGACGATCATCGACCGCCTGCTAGGGCGGGATACCTCGCTCAAGGCCGTCGTGACCGGCAATGGTGGCACCGGAGCGGGTGTCCTTGCCTATTCCAACGGGACGCCCCTGTGGTCAGCCAGTCGCAACCCACGACGGTTGATGCGCCAAGCCCAGGAGCTGTACCACACCGACCTCGTGATCCGTGCCGTCGAGCGTCGGGTGTCGGGAGCCGCCGCCGGTCTGCCCTGGACGCTCACCGACGAGAATGGCGACGAGGTAGACGACACCGCCACCCCTGAGACGAAGGCCATCCGCGACTGGATGGAGAAGCCCCAGGGCGCGCTGGAAGGTCGGGTGCAGATGACCCGCCGCCAGTTGTACTTCCTGACCTCACGGCACGTCGGGTTGTGCGGCAACGCCTTCTGGTACCTCGACCAACGCACCTACGGCTCCGGGGCACCGCTGACCACGCTCTACATCAACCCCGCCCGCATGACGCCCGCCAGCGACCGCGACGGGGTACTGCGCGGCTGGAAGATGGACGCCGACGACTCCGGCGAGGGTGGCGTACCCCTGGAGCTGGAAGAGGTCCGGCACTTCGTGATGGAGCCGCCCGATACCGGCTACTACGGGATCGGCCTTGTCGAGTCGGCAGGCATGGCCTCGCAGATGACCAGCACCATCGAACGTCACTCGGCTGCGGTCATCGGTGGCGGGGCGCGTCTGGCGGGCCTCATCTCGCCCAAGGTCGGGGTCACGATCAACGATGACCAGTGGGCCGCTGCGACGCGGGACTGGCGCAACATCCAGGGCGACCCGGACAGCGCCAAGCGCCTGCACATCCTCAGAGGTCCGGTGGACTACATCCGCACCGCCGCGACGATGCAGGAGCTGTCCATCGTCGACCTTGCCCATATGTCGCGTGAGGACAAGCTGGCGCTGTGGGGCGTGCCCGCCTCGCAGGTGCCGTTCCCGGCCTCGGCTGGACTCAACTCGGGCGAGACGAAGGGCTATGACGAAGCGGTCCTGATGCAGGGCGCAGTCCATGATCGGGTGACCATCCTCCGTGAGGTCATCCAGTTCCAGATATTGGACCCCATCGCCGCAGCGGGTGGGCCGAAGCTCGATCTCGTTATCAAGGAACCCGAGTTCGATGACGAGACGCCCCTGTTCGATCGCGCACAGAAAGCGCGTGACCTGCCCCTGACATCCAACGAACGCCGAGCGCAGGTGGGCCTTGACCCGCTGCCGGACGTTGACCTTGCGGGCGAGCCGCTGGGCCTGGCTATCTGGCTCCCGGTCGGTCTGACGATGGTCGGCGCTGGCCCTGACGAGAATGGAACCTTGACCCCACTGCCGGAGCCGGAACCCCAGCCGGTTCCGGTAGTGCCCTCCCCTGACGAAGCGCCCATGATGCCGATGGCTAAGGCGACCCTCCGCGAGACGGTCGATACCAAGTTCGTGGCCAGCACCAAGCGCGACGTGCAGCGGGCACTCAGCGAGCAGGCCAAGGCCATCGCGGGGCGCATCCGTGAGAAGGGCGCACACCTCGCCAAGCGACCGACCGATACCTCCGTGTGGTGGACCGCCGCCGAAGAGAAGCGGCTATCGTCCGTCCTGGAGACGCATAACCTGCGGATCGCCACGGCCGTCACCGAACAGCTCGGCGAAAAGCTCGGAGCCAAGAAGGCCGAGGACGTGTGGGTCGATAGCGTGATGGCCTACATCCGCAAGCGGACCGGCGAGCGCATCGTCGCCATCAACGAGACGACCCGCGAGGCCGTGTCCAAGCTCATCGCCGAAGGGTTCGCCGGCGGCCTTGGGCCTGCCCAGGTGGCCGACACCATCCAGACTGCGACCGCGTTCAACGAAGCGCGCTCGGAGCTTGTGGCCCGTACCGAGTCGATGCTCGCGTACAACGATGCGGCCCTGTCCAGCTTCCGCGAGTTCGATATCACCCACGTCGAAGCCATCGATGGCGACGACGATCCCGAGTGCGCGGACCGCAACGGGCGCGAGTACACGGTAGCCGAGGCCGAGGGCATCACGGACCACCCCAACGGCACGCTCGATTGGGCACCGGTCATCAAGGCCGGACCCGACCCCATGACCGAGATGTGGAAGGCGATGGTGGATGTCATGTCCCGCCCGGAGCCTGCTTCCCCGGTCATCAACAACTACATCACCCCACCGTCGTTCGCGCCCAACGTGACGGTGCTACCGGCTGAGGTCACCGTGAACCTGCCGGCGGGCAAGCCGACGAAGCGGACCATCCGACGCAACGCCGCGGGCGAGATCATCAGCATCGACGAGGAGCCCGCCTGACATGCCTCTGACTCCGAAGTTCAGCAACACGACAGTCAACGCCAAGGCCAACGTGAGACAGCCCATGCGATCCCAAGCTCTCAAAGCGACACCGCTTGACGATGACGCCTTCCGCCTGCTGGCCCTGCCCTTCGGCGGCCCCATCCCCTACCCCGGCGCGCCGCGTGGCGTGGACGTGGATCGGGAGTGGTTCACCGAGCGCACCGACTTCAAACTCGACTGGTTTCCGTTCCGCCTCGTGGACTGGCACCACCGCCAAGACACGTCATCCAAGGCCGACATCCTGGGCAAGGCCATCGACCCCGAGACAGACGACGATGGCGTGTGGGTCACGGTCTGGCTGAAGCACGGTGAGCGGCGCGTGAACCTGATCCGCAAACTCGCCGAGCAGGGGCAGGTGTTCGGATCGTCCGAAAGCGTGCCCAACCTCGTGCGCAAGGCGAGCACCGGCGAAATCCTGGTCTGGCCCTACGTCCGGCAGGCGCTCTCCACCTCACCACAGAACACCCTCTCCGTCATCCGCCCGCTGAAGGCGACGCTGGATGACATGGCGGCCACGGGCGACGCCCCGACCGCCACCTTCTTTGACGACCTCACGACCTTCCTCGACACCCTCGGTACTTCCTCGGAAACGGGCAAGGCCGGGCGCATCGTGGCGGCTCGTAACGAGGCTCGACTTCGCGAGGCACGCGAGGCGATGGACGAAAGCTACTTCGACCCGAAACGGCGTCGAGCAGCGATCGCCGCGCTGGATGCGGTCCTTGAGGAGATCCACCAGTTCATCATCGACTCGTAAGGCACCCGGCGGGTCCCCTGTCCGAAAGGGACTGACATGCCAGAGAACATCGAGCGGCCCAGCGACGACATCGCTGCGCTGCTCGGACGAGCCGGCGAGCTCAAGGCGCAGCTTGAAGAGAACAAGCTGGACCGCGAGGGCTTGCAGGACGTCCGCAACCAGTTCGACGCCATCCGCACCGACATCAGCGACCTCCAGAAGGTCGAGAACGATCGTCAGGCGGACAGCGAGCGCAAGGCCATCCTCACCTCCCTCGAAAACCTGACCGCCACGGTCGGTCAGATGCGCACCCCGTCCAAGGCCGACCTGATCCTGTCCATGCGTGGACCGGCCAAGGCTGACGACAACTTCTTCGCCGCGCTGGCGATGGCTCGCTCGCGTGACAGCGAGACGCAGGCTGTCGGCAAGGCGCGTCTGGACGACATGGGCTCGGCGTTCGCCGATGTCCCGTCCGCTTCCAAGGCGACCGTCGGTGGCAGCGATGCCGCGGGCGGCTTCCTGGTCCCGAACAACGTCGTGGCCGACATCAACATCCAGGCGCAGCCGGGGCGCTCGGTGGTGGACCTGTTCACCGTCATCGACGGTGTCCGCGGCTCCGCCGTCGACATCCCGTGGGAAGACTCCGGCGACACCCGTGCCGTCATCGCCGCGGCCGGTGCGACGAAGGAGAACAGCAACTTCATCGTCGGCAACTACACCGCCACCCTGTACACGCTGGCCCGCATCTTCGATGTCGGCAACCAGCTCCTCCGCCAGTCGGAGGGTGCATCCGAGAAGCTGGTTCGCAGCAAGCTCGCACGGGCGTTCGCGCTCGGCGAGGAGTACTACGCGATCCAGGGCTCGGGTTCCTCGGAGCCGTACGGCCTGCTGACCGCGCTCGGCACGGGCGGCGCCTACGTCACCTCACACACCCCGTCGGCGTCCACCGTGGCTGGCAACTGGGCGACCGCTCTCGCCAAGCTGGCCGGTGCCGTGGCCCAGCGTGGGGCGCTCCCCGACGCCGTGGTCATGAACTCCGGTGACTACTGGACGAGCCTGACCGCAGGCGATCCGGCAGGCCCCGGCTTCTTCGCCGACTCGATGGGCGGCGGGTTCAACGTCAACGCGGCGCAGGCGGGTCAGACCGCTGCCGGGCCGTGGGGTCTGCGCCTCCGCCATTCCCCGAACATGCCGAGCGACTCGGCCGTCGTGGGCGAGTTCTCGGCAGCCGTGTTCTTCCGCGGCGAGGGCTACCGCGTCGATGTCTCTTCGGAGGCCGGCGATCGGTGGGACAAGAACCTCACCGGCTTCCGTGGTGAGGAGGAGATCGCGTTCGACGCTCGGCCGTCGGTCTACACGGGCCGCTTCCAGCGCGCTACGAACATGCTCCCGTAAGCCAGCGATAACGCGGGCTTGGCTCGCGGGTTCTCCTCCCCTTGCCGTGGGCATCAGGCAGGACTAGTCGCCCCTACAGCGACTGCGGCGCTTAGTGGCGTGGGCTCAGATGTGGGTCCACGCCTCACGCCGCACGATGTACCCAAGCTTATACGTCAACCGTGGCCTTTATAACAGGCCATCCCCAAACGGAGGCCGATATGGCGACCAAGAAGACGGACGCGGTGGAGACGCCACCCCAGGACCGACAGCGATCCGATGCGGTCGCCGATGTCAAGACGCTGCTCCCCCTGCGGGGCGACATCGACTCGCGTCTGGCGGCCCTGCTGAAGGACCACCAGGCGATGGGCGCTCGACCGAAGTAAGCACATCCCTTCATGCAGGCGGGTTCGGGTGCCCTCGTCCCGCCTGCACCTCCTCTCAGGGCACGCACACGAGGGCACAAGACATGGACCGAAGTATCGGCTGCTCACTGCTCACGGTAGTCGTGGGCATCGCCACCAACGTCGCGTTCTGGTTCTGGCTTTATCCGACCATCCTGCGATGGATGGGGTGGCTCTGATGTACGCACCTACGCAACGAGCGTTCACGACCCCCGGCGGGCATCGCGTGATGATGCACTACCGGCGGGACACGAACGACTACAACACGCTCAACGCGAGCCTGGACGGCGACGAGTACCGCCTCCCATCGGGCCTGACGGGGACCGCCATCGACGTCGGCGGCTACCTCGGCTCGGTCGGCATCGCGCTGGCGGCGGACAACCCCGGACTGCGCGTCGTCATCATCGAACCAGTCCCGCCGAACGCCGAGCTGATCCGCCAGAACATCGACGCCAACGGCCTCGCCGAGCGCATCACGCTCGTCATCGGGGCAGTGGGCAAGGGCGGCGAGACGGTGGACGTGTGGTACGGCTACACGGGCTCCGAGTCTGCCGAGCATCACGCCTTCGTCGGCAACTCGACGTTGGCCTATGACCACGGCTCGATGCTGCCGCACCAGACCTCGACGTACAAGGCCATCAGCCTCGCCTCGCTGGTCAAGGCTCACGGTCCGCTCACGCTCCTGAAGATCGACACGGAGGGCGCCGAGTGGGCCTTCCTGAGCTCCCCAGCAATCAAGGACGTGGGCATCATCCTCGGCGAGTGGCATCCGGTCAGGGGCCACACGCAGGATGATATGGCCGCCTTGCTGGTGGCGACGCACAACGTGACGTTCACAGGCCCTGACGGCGGCCCAGGCGGCTTCACGGCGATCCGGTCATGACCCGCATCCTGCTCTGCCTCAGCCACAGCATCGAGGAAAGCCAGCAGCTCCAGCTCCTCCACGAGCTCGGGTACCAGGTCGCCAGCATCGGCGGCTACATCGACCCCGCCCATCCGCACGATCCGAAGCGCCCGCCGCTGCCGCAGGTGCCGATGGTGCAGGCCGTCAAGGACGCGGTGGACGCGCTCGGGACGGATGACAACCTCGGCGCCGCTCAGGCGCACATCCCCGACGCTATCCTCGACTGGCTGGGCGACGACGGCATCATCATCTATCACCACTACCTGGACCGGCTGTACGGGCAGTGGGACCGCATTCGGGCATGGCGTGACGCATCGTCGGGCCGGCGCATCATCTGGCGCTCGGTCGGCCAGTCGGTCACGAAC